GGCGGAGGCGGAAATCAAGGGCAATCCGGGGGCGGGGGCGGCCGAGGGGCTGCTGGCCAAATTGCTTATTTCACAACTACTCTTTCAGGAGCTTACTCTGCACAACCTTATTCATTAGGATCAAACGGATCTGCTGGAGGACCGGCATCATCTGGTCAAGCGGGTAACCAAACTGAATTTACTAATTTTTTAACAGCACCAGGAGGCCCAGGAGGGTCTGGTGGAAATAGAGGTCCTGGATCTGGAGATATGGGAACTAACCAAGGTCAAGGCTTACCTCCACAAAATCCTGCTGCAACTGTTAACTTTGCACCTTTAGCACCTAGTAACGCTTATGCAGCACCATTAGGTGATGGTACTTTAACAAACAACTTTACTTTGTCATCTAACCAAAAAATTATTGGTCAAGCATCTGGCGCAGTATTTGGTGTACCAGGAGCATCAAGAGCATTCGGATTAAACACAGGTGGTGCGGGACATCCTCCAGGAGCTGGACCAGGATCAAGTGCATCTGGAAATACTTTCTTAGGTATAATAGTAGAATAGGAGATATAGAATGGCAAAACATATTGGATTTAGAAATCATAGCGGAACTGTTGATCACATATGCGCAAGCGATGCGGAAAAATCAGCTTTTGTAGCTGTAGATACAGCTTTAAAAAGAGGAGTTACTTATGTGGAAGTAAGCGATGCCGACTGGGATAAAGTCAATGAGAACCAAGAAGGTGTATCTCTAGTAGATGGAAATTTATCTTGGGATGGTGTGGCTACTGATGGTAGTTTTGATATATCACAAGAGTTAATGCAACAGGAAGTCGACAGATCAATTGAAGTAATAAATCAATGGTTAGAATCACCTAACGCACAAATAGTTGATAATACTATAGTTGCTTCTTGGCAAAATTATAAGTCTGAACTAGAAGCTTTAGATTTATCTTCAAAAACTTGGCCAATGAATGGTACATACGTCATGGCTGGTCTTGTTGGAAATGGTATTACTGAGTTTAAACATTTACAAAGATTACCCTAGTAATTACTTACATTTTTAGTATAAACAGTTTGGATGACAAACTGCATCAAATTTATAGCACCTGAAGTTATTTTAAATGATAAAGAAATAACTCCTACACCAATTAAAACTCAAGTACCTGAATGGTTTAAAAAACTAGATGGCACAAAAGATTTAGTAAAAAATTGTATGCCATTTATGGATACACTTACTAATGGTTATGCTTTAAAACTTCCAGCCGATTTAGAGATTATATTTAATGATAAAGAAACAGGTGAGACATCTTTAAGGTGCCCTTACATGAATAATCCATATTTTACACAAAAACACGGTATAAATATTAATGATAAGGAAGCTGTTCATCTTAGGCATCAATTAGAAGGTTCTCCTATACTTAATAAAAATAATAACCAAACAATTCAAAAAATTGTATACCCATTTACAATAATAACACCCCCAGGATACTCATGCTTATTTTTACCACCAATGAACAATACAGATGATAGATTTTCAATAATACCAGGTATAGTAGAAACAGATAGGTATCTATTTGAAACAAATTTTCCTTTTGTTTTAAATGGGGATAAGTATAATACAATGCATACTACTTTAAAAAAAGGATTAGTGTTTGCTCAGGTAATTCCGTTTAAGAGAGAAAGTTGGAAAATGAAATTAGAAAAATTTACAAAAAAAGAATTAAAAGAAAAAGATAATTGGTTTGTAAAATTTTTAAGTAAATTTAAACATAAATATAAAAATACAGCATGGTTGAAAAAGAATTTCAGTTAGATAGTTATATCATGGAATTTACAGATATTTTAGATTGGAAAAATCTAGAAGGTCTGATGAAGTATATTAATTACAAAGATGAACAAGGAGCATTCGAAGCAGCCTCAGTCTTAGGAGATATGGAAGGAAACCATCAAATTCAAAAACATGTAAGAGATACTAAAAATTTAAGTTTAAATAATATGGGTGATTCAATTACAGACATTCATTGGTCAAATTATTTATACCACAATTTTTTTAAAGCTCTTGAAATTTACAAAAAACGTTTTCCCTTTTGTGTTGTTAAAAGAATAATTGATATACAAATTTTAAAATATGATGTGGGTGGACATTACCAAGTACATACTGATGATGCTCCAGGTCCATCTGTAACAAGAACTTTAAGTTTTATATTTAGATTAAATAATGATTATGAGGGTGGGGACTTAGTATGGAAAGCTAACAATAAAGAATTTTATAGGTCTAAAACTAAACCTAATTCTATGGTAGTATGGCCTAGTAACTTTTTATACCCACATGGAGTAGAACCAGTAACCAAGGGTAGAAGATGGAGCATAGTAGCATGGGCACGTTAGATAAAGGATATAAGTTTGTAAAAAACTTTTTGACTAAAGAAGAATTAAATATTTTAAGAGATTATGTTTTAATTTTTCATAGGTTTAATTTTTCAAATTTTTGTGTAAGTGAAGTGAGTCATAATAGAGACACTTGGGTTTATGAAGATAAAATAATGGAGTCTTTATTAAAAAATAAAACTGCAAAGATGGAACAAGAAACAGGTTTAAAATTATTTCCTACTTATTCTTTTTGGCGATTTTATACAAGACATGCCGTTTTAGAAAAACATTCTGATAGACCTTCGTGTGAAATATCAGTAACAGTGTGTTTATATTCTGATGGAACTAAATGGCCAATAAGTGTTGGAGATGCTTCCTTAGATACTGAACCAGGAGATGCCGTCATATATAAGGGTGTAGAATATGAACATTGGAGAGATGAGTTCCAAGGTGATGGACAAGCACAAGTATTTTTACATTATGTAGATCAAAATGGCCCATATAAACATCATAAATTTGATACTAGACCTGATGTAGGGTATCCTCTTGGAACAAAAGATATTAATAGGTGGCGGACTTAAACACCAAGATTTAATTTGTTATAATGAGATATGGCGTTAAGAAATGTAGTTATTCAACCAGGATTTAATAAACAAGTCACCGAAGCCGGGGCTGAGGGCCAATGGATTGATGGAGATAATGTAAGATTCAGATATGGTCTACCCGAAAAAATAGGTGGTTTTGAACAGATTACTGGTAAACTTTTAGTTGGGGCTGCTAGAGAACAACATGTATGGTCAGATTTAGATGGTAGAATTTATGCAGCAGTCGGAACCAACAAAGCTTTGTTTATTTATTATTCAGGTGAATTTTATGATATTACACCTCTAGACGCAGCAAAAGCAGGAGCCACATTTACTATTTCTAGTCTTAGCGCACCACAAACTATAACTGTTAATTTAAATTCTCATGGATTAATTGCTGGTGATCTTTTTACTTTTACAAATGTTACAATACCCACAGGAAGCGGATACACAGTTGGAACCTTTACCAATAATCCATTCCAAGTCTTAACGGCTACTGCTAACACATTTACAATAGAAGTTGCTCAACAGGCTGGAGGAACAACCACGGCTACCGGATCAGCAGAAGTAAACCCATATGCACAATTCGGACCATTGACTCAAACTTTTGGATTTGGTTGGGGCACAGGTTTATTTGGAGGGACAGTTTTAAGTCAAGCTACGACCACGCTTAACGGATCACTTGGAGACAATCAATTTGGTACTGGCGGAGCAGGAACTAATATTACGTTAACTGACACAACTGGTTTTCCTACGACTGGAGTAATAGATGTAGGATTAGAATTAATTAGCTACAATGGAATAGCTGGAAACGATTTACAAAATATTGTCAGAAGTGTAAATGGATCTACAAGATCTGCACACAACTCTGGCGAAACTGTAGTTAACGCTACTAACTGGATTAACTGGGGAGAAGCAACCTCTACTTCATCAGTTATTCTAGATCCTGCTTCATGGTCATTGGATAATTTTGGTGAAACTTTAATCGCTACAAACAAAAATGGTAAAAGTTTTTCTTGGAATCCAATACACTCAAATTCTTCTGCTTTACAAACTAGAGCAATAATTTTATCAGGTGCACCTACAAGATCTGTTATGTCTATAGTGTCTGAGAGAGATAGACATTTATTTATGCTTGGCACAGAAACAAATATTGGTAACTCAGGTTCTCAAGATAAAATGTTTATTAGATTTTCTGATCAAGAATCTACAAGTGATTACACAGCAACATCTACTAATACTGCTGGAACTTTTAGATTAGACTCAGGTACAAAAATTGTAGGAGCTGCAAAAGCAAAAGATTATATTTTAGTTTGCACTGATACCTCTGCATA